CTATAAACGATAGTAAGACAAAAGAAGGAGATGAAATACAGGTTCAAACTAAAACAATAGATTGTAGTATAAACGGATATTCAATAAATGAAGGAGTTGATGTTAAAGATATTAATGGTAATATTATAAATCCAAAATCAACCGAAGGGGATTGTTGTGGAAATGCTTTAAATATTTTTATAAATTATAAACTCTTAGTTCGAGCGTGGAGAGCATCCTACACACGAATAGATTTTTTAGGTGCTATATTAGATGCAATAAACGCAAATAGTTTTGGTAAATTCAGATTAGTTAGAGCAAATCATATAGAAAATGTAGCAGCATCGGTAATGGATTATACAGCAACAAGTGATGTTAAGATAGATAATGAAATTTATAGATTTAATGTTAATACTATAAAATCAAATGTAATAGATTTTAGTTTTAACTTTGAAATGAGTAATTTAGTAGCAGGAAGAACTATATTTAATGCTCAAAAATTTTTAACAGACGCATTAAAAAATTTAACAAAGGAACAAAAAGCCTTACCACAAATACCATTACCACCAAGCGCATTTCAACAATTTGATATGTCTTTAATGAGTAATGCCGATGGGTTTTTTTCATTAAATATGATTGATTTGAAAGCATTGGAAGCAAACTACAACGAAGTCAAAAATAAAACTACAATACAATCGGACTCGGGAGAAACAAAACCAAATGAAGCGCCGGATTACACTGCAATCATAGATAGTAAATCAATTAAATTTAAATTAAAGGATGGGATTAAAGTTTTAATATTTACTGATGGGGAACTTACAAAGAAAAAAATATCAGCACCAAAGCAAGATGCGAAATCGACTTTAAGTCCTATCGATATAACATTGACATTAGATGGTATAAACGGATTCAATTGTGGTGAATACTTTAGAATTAATGGTGTACCTGAAATATATAATCAAATAGGTGTTTTCCAAATAACGAATACTAAGCATAGTGTTACGCCAGAAGGATGGAGAACTACATTGGAAGCACAATTTAGAATAACCCCTAAACAATAACGATATGTATTCTAAGATAGCAAGTAACTTAAATCAGTTTAAGTTAATAAATCCGAAAACAATAGTTCCATCACCAGATGAAGATGATTATCAATTAGGATTTATTAGAAGATACTTTTGCCAAAAAGCAAATGATTCACATAGTTACATATTTGAAATTGATGAGCAAGAATATAGAAAATTAGAGTATTCTCCGCTTTGGAAAGTGGTTGATGTAAAATGGAGAATAAATGGTCCTTTGGACAAAATGTATGATGATGTTGGTAATATAAACGATATAGGGATTAGAGAATCAAATAAAGCGGCTATAAACTTAGCGGCTTTGAAAATTAAAAATATTTCCTTATATTTACCAAATATATTACAATTCTATAAATAAGAGATTTTGAATTCTCAAAAAAAAGTTGTATATTTGTGTCCGTATGAACTTAATAGAAACCAACGATATTCTCCTGTCCTTTTACAAATCAAGCCCAAAGGTGGCATTGATGGTGCCTGTATGGAGTTCACCCAAAGCACATGAATACGATACATCTATTTCGTTTGTATATCTTAGAACTGAAAAATCCGATTACCTTATAAACTTTAACCACATCGATGCCAAACAATGTAAAATGGCAGCACTTAGGTTGTTGGTTAACGAAAATACATTAGTTTATGGGAATCGCTATATTGGTAGCAAAGGAATCGATTATGAGTACGCTTACTTTGAGGAGTATGGGAAACCATTTATTTTAGAAGAGTTCGCTGAAGAGGTTTATAGAGGGTATAGAGTTGACTTTAAATATCTTAACGATTGCATACCTTTAATGAGATGGTATGAAGTTCTAAAAAAGATACCATCAATATCAGAAATCAAACCTTGGTATAGAAAATATTCAGATTCCATCAAAACATTGGGGAGGCTGGAGGGGGCTGGGGTGAAAGTCGATGAAGAAAATTTTATTGATAGATTTCATTTCAACAAAGAGTATCTGCCCAAAGGGTTTGCCTTTACAAAATACAATCCATATACGGTAACGGGCAGACCGAGCAATAGACACTTAGGGGTTAATTGGGCTGCGATGAACAAATCCGATGGTAGTAGGGGGAATGTAGTGAGCCGATTTAAAGGGGGTACGTTGATTCAATTTGATTACGAGTCCTACCACATCCGTATCATTGGAAAGATGGTGGGGTATGTGTTTCCCGAAGGTGAAACTGCGCACGAACATTTAGCAAAGTACTATGGAGTTTCAACCGAAGAATCAAAGGCGTTATCGTTCAAATATCTTTATGGTGGTTTGGATGAATTTGCTAAGGGGATTCCGTTCTTTCAAAAGGTGGATGAGTATATTCAATCCGTTTACCAAAAATTCGTAATTTCGGGCCGTTTAACGACACCACTTTACAAAAGGGAAATCCCATTCCAACGAATCGAAGGAGCGACTGAACAAAAAGTATTTAACTACTTATTACAGGCATTGGAAACTGAAATCAATTATAAGAAGATTGAGGAAGTTTTGGAGTGGTGTGATGGGAGAAGGTCAAAAATGATTCTATATACCTACGATGCGTTCTTAATTGATGTACATCCGCAAGATAGAGATAACTTATTAAAGGATTTAAAGTTCATATTAGAGAGAGGTGGGTTTCCTGTCCGAGCATATGAAGGAAGTAATTATGATAATTTGGAGTTAATCCCATAAAACTTTATATTTATATCCGATACTTATATAATATAATTGAAAGAATATGAAATTAGTTAATTTAGTCCCTCTAAAAGAAATTGATTTTAGAAATCAGGACCAATTTGATGATTATGTTAAAAATCACGAATTAAGACCCGATACAAAAGTTACAATAGCAGGTAAAGTTACAACAGCCGGCCAAGCCGCTAAAAATTCGGAACCTGTTAAGGGTACATCGGTTTTTGGTAAAGATAAAGGCGGTAGTGTATTTGGTAATAAGGTCGGAGCATCTTCTAAAAAAACCCCACCACCAAAAGAATCAACAAACTGGAGCTTCGGAGCTCTATCAGGCAACGCAGCATGGGTTGCAGCTAACACAAAATTAAACCTAGATTTAAGCTATTCAGAACGTGACGATTTTGTTGGTACATGGGCAGATGAAAATCTTATAGACCTTAATAAAGTAGCTGATGCGATTAGTAATAAAAAATTAAAATTTACCGATATTGCAACAGCCCTTAATGGTAACCCTGAAAATAAATACACTAAAGATATAGCTTCCAAGTATCCGTTAGAGCCAAAAGATTTTGAAAAATATCCAAAAAAATCGCAAGAACCAACTAATGATATAGATGGATTAACTTCTCATAAAGATTTAGATAAATATTTTAAAGCGAATAAAGATAAGTTAGATAAAAAGTATATAGATGATATAGAAGGTGAAATTGGAGCATTAAAGTATTTGGAATCTGATTACAAAAGAGGTGATGCTGATTGGGAAGAAGTATTGGTTGCATACGAAGACCTTCAGGACTTAATTAAAAAGGCGATGAATAAAGGCGATAACTCTACTTCAAAATCTAAACCATTTGATGCTGATGCCGATACTGAAGATTTTGCAAACGCATTACCCAAAGGATTTAGTGAATATTTCGGTGGTACGATTGATGGTGTAACTTCATTTGGAGATGATAATGGTAATAATGTATTTGTATCAGACCCATCTGTTTACGATGATAAAGGAAACTATGCCGTAAGTGGATATAACGATGATGATATGACTAATACCAACTACAAATCATTTAAAGATAAGCAACAAGCAATAGAATACGCTAAACAATTGGCTATTAAATTAAGTGGTTCTACGAAATTATCAGAAATGATACCTAAAAAAATAAAAAAATAAATGACTCCAAATTTTGAAGAAATATTATTGGAATTAAGTTACAGAGTTCCTACCGGAATTGTTGATTTAACAAATGAAGAACACTTAGATGAATTAGTTATCATCTTAGAAGAAAACCGTATATACAATTCCCAAGCAATTAACGCTTTAAGAGAAAAAGCAAAATCTAAACCAAAAGCTCCCGCTAAAAAGGTTCTTAATAAGATTAAACCAAAATCAGCATCTAACCCTAAAGCTGGCGAATCTCCTAAATTTAAAGGATATTTTCATAGAGGACATGGATATTATTCAAAACAACCGGGAGGAGAAATTACACATAAAAGCGATGGTGGTTCTTTGAGAGTATTAAATGCAAAAGAAAAAGCTGAAAAAAATAAAGGAGTAAAACAACAAACTAAAAAACAATCAAATCTGTATGGTAAAGGCAAAGGTGGTAAATTAAGTGCTGCTGATTATAAACAACCAGCGGAAGAGCCAAAATCATCAAAATTAACACCAACTACAAAAGGTGGTAAATTTTCAGATGTAGTTGATGGTTTGGGAAATATTAGAAATAAAGAAAAAAATTTCCAAAATACTGTTCAAGCTCAAAAATCAATATTAGATACGCTTAGTGTACTTGCGAATAAAAAAGGAAATCCACATACAGCTGACCATAAACAGGTTGCAGAACCAACCGAACTATCTCCAAATGAAACTAAATTTTATATAGCACAACAGCCGGGTAATTGGAAAAACCAAGGTAGTACTGCTAGAATAAGAATATATGTTGGTAGTAAAGGTGCATCTAATCCCGTATATGGTGCATTTGGTAAATTTGTCAGAGATAATGGTATGACCGAATTATCCCCATCTACATTTGGTGGAAAACTTTCAACTGCAAATCAAACCTTTGTTGATAAAGATAATAAGACTAGAATTCTAAAAGGAGTTAGTTCCGTTCAAAAATCAAAAGATGGTATAGTTCAATCCGTTAAAATGGGTGATTTAAAAATTGTTAGAGTAGACCCAAAAACGGCTAAAACTAATACGCAAAGAAAAGAAATAGAAAGAAATAATAGAACTTTAGAAGAATATGCCGAAAAAATAGAGGCAAATGATTTGGATTTCATAGATATGGATAAAGGTGTAATGCCAGATTCACCTGAAAATAGAGTGGTTGTAATCAAAGAAGCCATTTCAGGTATGGCCGTTAGGTTAAAAGGATTAGCTGATAAGGCTCTTATAACAGACGAAGAAACATTAACACTTATTAATAGACTTGGCAATTTTTCTAAAAAAGACCCTAATAATAATCCGGAACAATGGTCTAGAGAATTTGAAGAAATACTATCCGATATCGCAAATCACCAAGGTGAACCATCTTTAAAAGAAGCGTGGGCAAATTATTGTGAAGTGTTTATTGCAATTAGAGAAATGCACGATAATGGTAAAGGAACACAAAATGGTAAATGTGCATTATTACCACAATCTACAACATTAGAAACAGTGGATGTTATTACTGTTTCCAACGGAAAGGGTGAAAATAGAATCGTAACATTAGATGGTATAAGTGTTAAAAAAGGTGTTGGTGGAGCTAGTGGGTTACCTTCTAAAGCCAGAAAATCAACCTATAAAAATGACCCGAAGGGATTAATTAAAAAGGGTATTATCGAATTATCAGAATCACATGGTAAACCATTTGAATTAAAATTGGATAGGCCTTTAAAAGAACATAAAAAATTAAACGAAGATTATCAGACTTATTTAAAAAAGAAAGCTTCCGAATTAAATGTAAGCCCTGAATTTATTAAGCAAATTGAAAATGAATTAAAAAAAGGTGGTAAGGGATATAAAAAAGTGATGAGTGCTTTGGCAAAAACAATCTTAGAAAGAGAAAAAGCTGGATTAGATGTGAGTACAAATGTTGTAGAAGCATTAAAACTAAGATTAGAATCGAGATACATTTATATAGAATTATCACATGAAGCATATAATACAAATGTTGATGTACAAGACTTTTCAAATGATTCTATACTATCACAAAAAGAAGATAGAGGTGGAGCAAAATTGGTAAAAGAACGTAGAATTTTTGTAGATAGCTCAGATGGTATTAATATATTAGCATATGTTAAGCCTGAATTTAATATTGGATTTGATTTAGAAGGAAGAAGTAGAAACCCTGGAGCAGGTAGAATGCATAATGCACCAAAAAGACAATAAAAAATGAATACACAACTTTTATGTTTGTTCACATATAGAAATGAATTAGATACATCTTTAGAATTTATCTTAAAAAACTACACGCTTATAAATCCAAACATATTTGTATTGGAAAGTAAAATTGTAGAAAATGATTTGTTTATAACTTATAACGTTGAGAAAGGTTCAGCGCCTGTAAATTCTCAATGGAAAACTATATTAGTACATAGAAAGAAACAATCTAATACAATATATACAATTAATGCTTTAAACGAAGTTATTAAAGCAAAAACAGGTGGCCAGTTAGATACAACTTATCAATTAGATTGGAATGAGTTTAAAAATTGTATCATTACTACATCAAACTACGGCTACAAAAAAATCCCAACAAAGGTTCACAAAAACTTAAATTTATCTGAATTAAATATTGACACTTTTTAATTTGGAAATTCAGAATTAATTTATTATATTTGTTTCAATGAAAAGAAAGTTAGTAATTGAAACGAATTCAGCCGAAACAGTATTCGAAGATTTTCGATACGAAATATCCAAAGCACTAATCAAAGGAGTGGAATGGGGTATTCGTTATAAGAAAGATATTGTTTGCTTTGCAAAGATAATCATAAATCGAATTATTGTTGTTGAACTTTCAATTCATAGAGTAGACTTCGAATTTATTATCGATGAAAACATTAAAACTTTGGTGGAAGCCGAAGAGTATGAATCATGCGCATTAGGAATGAAACTAAAACAAAAATTAAATAAACAGTTATGATAGAAACCCACGAAGAAACAGCAAGAGAATATTGCGAAAGAGTTTATCCCGAAATGATGGAAGAATTTAAAAAGATTCAAGCCGAAATGTATGAAACATTTTGTAAGAAACAACGAAACTATGGACCCGGCAATATTTCCGTAGGAACTGCACTACAAACAAAAGATGATGTTAAGTTATCACTTACAGGTCTTTGGTTCAGAATCAATGATAAGGTTCAGAGATTGAAGCAATTGGTAGTATTAGGACAGCCAGATGAGGTAGGAGAATCGGTGCAAGATACATATGAAGATTTATCAGTATATGGTATAATTGCCCAATTGGTAAGTAGAGGAAAATGGGCGAAATAAATTTGGAAATAACAAAAAAAAGTTCTATATTTGTAGAACAAAAACATAAAAAGGTTATATTTAGATATATAGGATATCGCGATAAAACCTTAAACATTAAACTTAATTATTAACTTTAAAACGTAAAAAAATGGACATTAAACTTGCCCTATCGAGATTCAACTCGTTACAAAACACTTCCAAAAAATCAGATTCACTTTGGAAGCCAACACCGGGAAAACATCAAATTAGATTAGTTCCCTACAAGTTCAACAAAGACATTCCTTTTATTGAACTTTTCTTTCACTACAACATTAACAACAAAACTTATTTGAGTCCTGCATCATTCGGCAGACCTGACCCAATTGTTGAATTCGCTGAAAAACTTAAACGTACAGGCGATACTGATGATTGGAAAGCAGGTAAGAAGATGGAGCCAAAATTGAGAACTTTCGCACCTGTTATCATAAGAGGTAAAGAAAACGAAGGTGTTAAATTTTGGGGATTTGGTAAGACGGTTTATCAGGATATCTTAGGATACATCGCTGACCCGGATTACGGAGATATTACCGACCCAATGAATGGTAGAGATATCGTTGTAGAAATTCAATCCGCTGAAGATTCAAACGCAGCTTATCCAACAACAACTATTCGTGTTAAACCTTCTCAATCTAAATTAGCAGAAAGCGCTGACCAAATTCAATCTCTTTTGGAAAATCAAAAGAACATTACTGAATTGTATTCAGAGTTATCTTATAGTGAATTGAAAGGTGTGTTAGAAAATTGGTTAAACCCAGGTTCAACACCAGCATCGGATGAAGTTGTAGAGGAATTAGAAGCTCCAAAAGCAGCACCAAAACCACAATCAAAAGTATCTGCTGATTTAGGTGGTACACAAGAAGTTGGTGACCTTCCTTGGGAAAAAGAAGAACCAAAGAAGCCAGCAGATGATGTTGCATCAGCATTTGATGATTTATTTAACAATTCATACGTTACAAATATGGCTAAAGTACAGGAAGATTTGGCAAGCATTCTTGCCGATTCACTAAACAAACAAAATAAGGATGGTAGAATTGCATACTTCC